ATGCCTAAATATGAGCGTTGTTTGATAATCCCCGATCTACACGCCCCATATCATCACGAATCCGCTTTATCTGCCTGCCTGTCGTTCTCAAATTGGTTCAAACCTGACAAGATATTTATACTTGGAGATTTAATAGACTTCTATGCTATATCTCACTTTTTAAAAGACCCAGAGAGAGCTTTAAAACTTCAAGAGGAAATTGACGAAGCAGTTAACATTTTAGAACAGATAAGAAAGTTTAACCCTAAATCAGAGATTGTTTTAATTAGAGGAAATCATTGTCATAGGCTACAAAAATATTTATGGAGTCAGGCTAAAGAATTGAATGGATTAAGAGATTTAACGGTTGAAAGTCTTTTACATCTAAGACATCTAAATATCAAATATGAAAAGACCGGACGGTTAGTCCATAGAGGAGTAATATTTAAACACGGAAATGTAGTTAGAGCTTTTGCCGGATATTCTGCTAAAGGAGAATTTGAGAAGTCAGGAATGTCAGGAGTTTCAGGACACACTCACCGAGCCGCGGTTTATTATCATAATAATTCTTCCGGCAATTATGTATGGATGGAAACAGGTTGCTTATGCCAGTTAGACGCTGAATATTTAGAGGGAGCTACCCCCAACTGGCAATTAGGGTTTGGAGTAGCTTATTTCAATCTAAAATCTCCCAGATATATGTTAGAGTTTATTCCATTTGTCGGAGGGAAAGCATTTTATCAAGGACACGAATTTATATGAAATCAAATAATCAAGATAAACTAAATGATTTTACAGTTTATTGCCACGAACACCCAAAAGAAAGATTTTGGCAGGCTTTAAGAAATTGGAGCGGCTACGGATTCATTTATGGCTGTAATACTATGATAAAAAAGTTTTCTGACTTAATTGGTCTTGAAGATACTTTTTATAAATAATATGAAACACAGAATATTACACGAAATACAATCTGTTCAGTTTGCTAATCCTATTAACTTGTTTTCTTATTTGGCTGATACCAGTAAAGGTTCTGTTAGACAGGTTAATATAAAAATAGAGGAATACTTAAAATCAGGCTATATAAATCCAATTCCTTTTGACGGAAAACCAATTAACGAGAACTATAAAAGTTGGGGTCAATTTTATTATCTGACAAAAACCGGTTCTCAAGTAATTGACCGAGTTAACGAATACCGACAAAAAGTTTCTAAGTCCTCTAATAGTTTAGAACACGAATCAATGAAAATTGATGTTGCTTTGTCTTTTATCAGGAATTACCCTGAATATGAATTTAGCTTTAATTACAAAGCTGATTTTAAAGGGATAAGACCGGATATTTTAGTTAATGCTAAAAATATCTATAACAATAAGCATTATACTTTTTTTGTTGAAATAGAACGCAGTAAAAAGGAGATGACTTATATATATAAAGAAAAGATTTTGAATTATAACAAGTTTATCAATAATGGATTGTTTGAAAATAAAGGTTTTTTTAAGCCTAAAGTTTTGTTTGTTTGCGCTTATAATCAATACCCCTTTTACCTTAGACCACAACAGTACAATGATAAAATATACCAATCTTATTTTATTGATGTTTACAGGTTGTTTGATACTTTCTTAAAATTACTTAAGAATAATAACACATCTGATAAATATTACCGATTTATACCCTTCCCTGAATTTACCAAAATAGCCGAGCCTATTTGGAGAATGCCGAGCGGGACTAAAGTCCGCATTATCGAATAAGTAACTAATCGTACCTTAATAATTTAGTGGTATTTATTAGAGGGAATAGACAAGGTGTAAGACCAATTAGGTTAAGTGATATATCACCACCGAACGGCAGCTTGTCTTTCCTTTAAGATTTATCACTAACATAATAAAGGAGGTTCCCTTGAACGCAAAAGTCAAAACAGTATTAGACTCTATTCTTGAACAATTTAAGAACGGAGATAATATCCCGCAAATGGTCGCCCTTGCGACTTTTCCCACCGCCAATTTCCCAATGTATAAGTGGTCATTACTAAACCAATTAGTATGCTACTTTTCGGGGATGACAGACTTCCGAGGCTATAAGCAATGGCTTGAAGCTAAGAGGTTTGTTAAAAAAGGCGAGACCGCAACGCACATCTTAGTCCCTTGGATGAAAAAAGATGAAAATCCGGAGGGTGTAGAAAAAACACATCTTGCGGGCTTTATAACCGCTTGTGTTTTCGCAGTAGAACAGACATCTGGTGAAGACCTTGAATATCAAAAACTTGTTTTACCGGATTTCCCATTACTTGATCGGGCTAAAGAACTTGGCATAAGTGTAACAGCTATCCCAGGGAGTTATGACCATTACGGTTATTATTCTCAAAATAAAGGGGTCATAGCTTTAGCAAGCCCAGAGGAGTGCGTGTTTTGGCACGAAATATCTCATTTAGCTCAACACAAAATATTGGGAGAGCTAAAGAAAGGTCAAGACCCGCTACAAGAAATATCCGCCGAGTTATCCGCTTTATCTATCGGATATATTTTAGGGAGGGACGGGAGCAAACATCTTGGCAATTCCTATAAGTATATCGAACATTACGCAAAGGAGCTTGATATAAGTCCCTATAAGGCTTGTATGAGTGTCATATCAGAGGTTGAGAAGATATTACATTTTCTTTTATATCCGGAGGTAGTATGTATTCCCCAAGAATAGATGAAAAACATATCCCTGTATTATATAGGCGAGCTAAAAGAGAGAAAAAGCCAATGACTTCCGTTGTAAACGAAATCTTATCGGACTATCTCTATTTAACAGTTCATTGCCAATCTTGTAATGCTGAAATTGAAATAGAAGATGGAGCAGAAACCGCTTATTGCGAGTTTTGCGAATGTGAAGTCTTTATAAAAGAAGCAGTTTAACAGCTTAAACCGATATTAAATAATATTTTTTATCGGTTTTTTTTATTTCGATTTATTGACTTGTTAATAACTTTATAACTTTATCTAATTTTAGCTAAAATATAGTCTATTGATTAAGCTATTTACCCTATTGTAATATGTATATGCGTATGGTATTATGAATATATCAACATAATAACATTACTAATATGACAATCTATTCAAACAACTTTTGGAGAAAGCAAAACAGAAATAACCTTAAAATGATTTTATTTATTACCGCCATTTGTCTTGCCTCTTTAATTATTTAACTATATGAAAACAAAAGAACAATTATTTTACGACTGGTTATTCGGAGATGAAGAATACAGAAAAGAACACAATCCGTTTACTGAAATGATTTCAAACGGAACACAAAAATGGCCTAAAGTTAATCTACCTAAATTTAATTAATATGGAAAAACTAACTAAAATTATTACTCAACTTTACGAGATATTAGGAACACCAGTCAGCATAACAATTTTAGAGCAATTAAACGAAAAACAAATCTGGAAAATATCCGCTATGATAGAAAATATTATTAAGCCCAATGAGAACGCCTTTTATTTCCAGAACGCCGAAGACAGCAAAACCGAGATACTGAGCTTATTGGACTTTGGAAAAAATAAGATTAAGCCGAGAGAGTATAGCGACAAGACTAATTTTTACTTAAAAACTAAACTTAAAACAATATGAACAAGTTATTAGAATTTCAAAAAAAAGTAGGAGCTATTTCAAAAGATAGCACAAACCCATTTTTCAAGAGTCGATACTTCGACATTAATAAACTAATTGAAGAAGTAAAGCCGATATTAAATGAGTTAGGATTAGTTCTTTTACAACCGTTAGATAGTATTAAGGGAAAACCGGCCATTAGAACTATTATTATTGATTGTAGAGATAGAGAAGTTGATAATAGCGGAAAGACAATAAATCTTAATTCCAGTACTGAGAAGATATTAGATTATATTACTATTCTTCCAGAAAACTCCGACCCTCAAAAAATGGGGAGCATTATAACCTATTATCGTAGATATGCTATTCAATCCCTTTTATTCTTACAAGCGGAAGATGATGACGGTAATATAGCATCAAACCGAAAACCATTAGATAAACTAATGAATAAGCCAGTACCCCAAAAAGCTATTATAGCCAAGCTTATTAAAGAGCAAATGCCACAGACCGAAACAGCCGAAGACTATCGAGAGAATTGTATGACTTTAACTGGGTATGAATTGTTGCCTGCTAATTACGAGAACATAATTAATTCATTAAGATAAAAACTATGGAAAACAAAAAAGAATTTGTTGACGGTTTATTCGTCAATCAACCAAGAGAGAACGCACCTAAATTTGTAAAAGGTAGCCTATCATTCGCAGTAGATAAGTTTATCACTTATTTACAGACTAAAGCCAACGCCAAAGGTTATGTGAATATCGACCTGTTAGAAAGCCAAGAGGGTAAATTATACGCTAAGTTGAACGACTGGAAACCGTCAGGTGAACAGTCAAAGACTGAACCTGCCGAGCGGGAAATGGCGGAAGATGAAGAAATAAATGTAAGCAACATCCCGTTCTAGTTTCCTCTTAGGGTTCGGCTTCACGAAATCCAAAGCCGAGCCTTATAGAAGAAATTAACTATATGCTATGTTCAATTCTATTTGCTAGTTGGATATGCTTCCAACCAGCGCCAATAATTTGCCAAAAATATGAAAAAGCTATCTTTACCGCCTATACGCTCAGTCAAGACGAAACAGACGGAGACCCCAATATCGGAGCGGGTAACCATAACCTTAAAAGTATGTGTAGTGAAAAGCGATGTTGTGCGAGTCGTTTATACCCCCTACACACGAAAATTAACATCAAAGGAATCGGAACATGTGAAATACTCGATAGAACAAGTATTAAATATGGAAAACGAATAGACATCCTTAATGGAGGTATAGTTAATCAAGACCAATTAAGCAATAAATGGAAAGGCGGTATTTCTTCCGTCAATGATAAAATTAGAAAGTCTGAAAAATATAATCAGTGGAGGTTATTTGTTTATAAAAAATATAATTGGACTTGCCAGTTATGTAAAATAAAGTGTCAGAGCGGTAATATAGTCGCTCATCATATTAAAGGGTTTTCTGAATTTCCGAGGTTAAGATTTAAAAAATATAATGGCATAGTTTACTGTAGGTCTTGCCACAGAAAATTACACGCCGAACTAAATAAATTTTTATGTCAGAAATAAACGAATATAAATTAAGAATACAAGGCTCCCTTAACCTTCCTTTGAAATTAGAGATAGACAAATCCTATGATTTTACCTGTACGGGGTTAGATATAATCGGTAGTTCTGATACTTCTAATCAAGACGGATCGGTTAATCGAACTTTTAAGGGAAAAATAAGTGAGATGTCTGAAATAAACCTCTTGTCTGGTAAAGATGTTATTCGAGCTACCCAAAAAAAGAGTGCCAGTCAACGTCTTAGAGGCCGGGCTTATGTATGGACAGCAGAGAATGACAGCACAGACCCAGAAATGTTTTACCAAACAATTGTAAATAAGATTATTAACAATTTTGACATTTTAGTAGAGTTTTTAAGGAATAAATAATTATGACCAAGCAATCAAAAAAGAACAAGAAATATTTAGAAGCTCACGGAATTGAGCATATCCATATTTCCCTCCCTAGAGAAACTAAACGAGCTTTCAAGTCTAAGATTTCAGACGAGGGAAAGAATATGACAGATTTCTTACTTAAGCCAATATATAAATATGTCGGAAAAAATATCACAAATAAATAGGTTGTATGATTTGCTCTTAGATGGAAACTCCCACAGTACTAATGAAATTCAAGAAAAGATTTATGGGAGAGAACATTTAGGCTATGCCAATATCCACGGAAGAATTACAGACATCAGGAAGAAATACGGAGTTAAGATTATTAACTTTAAAGACGATAAGATTAAAAGTTTATCTTATTATCAGATATTACCGCCAGAGATTGCTTTAGAAGATATGCCGGAGTATTCAGCTTATAATGGAGGGCAAGAGAAATTAATTTAATTATAAAATATATGGGAAACATTAATTATCGAGCGTGGTTAGAGGATGAAAAAAGATATATGTATTGTGATGTTAGTAAGGGAGATAGATTAGAGACATTTAATTTCGTAGTGAAACAATTAGAGAATTTGACAGGTAAAGAAATAAAAATAGAGGAATACTAAATAATGTAGCTCTCAAGAGAGCTTTAAATATTATGAATAATACAATATATAGAATTGAGATAGCTTTAAGAAAAGGAATTGGATTTGATATTAGCTTCGACAATTCATTTGTTGGAAATTCTTGGTTTATATCAATTCCTTTATTTGTTTTCGTTTTAAGATTTCCAAGAGTAGATGAAAAAACGCAATATCATTGGGAGTGGTTTAATTTTGTTAATTTATTTCGGAATTAATCCTAATCAGCCCTCTAATTATAGCAACCACCCTGACAAGTCAAGGTAAATTCCACCTTGACTTAGTCAGGGAACCCGCTTGCTTTCTTTCAGGCATAGATGAGAATTAACTCATCATAAGATTAGAAATATGAGAAACGATTTTATTAAGAAATGCGAGTGCGGTTCAAAAGAGTTTTACCTAAGAGAAGATTACGCTTATAAAGCACAGGTTGACGAAGACGGAAACCTTGATTGCGGAAAAGCGGACGGAGGAATCTCGGAGATATGTTGCGCCGAGTGCGGTAAGCAATTTACCGATGAAGATTTTAATGAAATTGTTTTTTAATTATATGGATAATTTATTAACGCCGAGAGAAGCGGCGATAGATTTAATAAGGGCTTATGTTGAGAGAGGAGATGGACTTGATAGTCTAGCTAGTAGTTTTTTGGGAGTTGCCGGAGGAGATTATAACGCCCAAATTGGAGGATACGTAGGAGAGTTACCCGATCTTGTTAAGGTCAAGTCGGATAAGATTGCGGTGAGTAAGATTAACGGACAGATTATTAGTCCTCAGATATTTTCCTTAAGGGAATTATTTGATGAGATAAAGTCAGGAGTCAGGCAGACGGCTTTATTTTAATTATATGAAGAGATTTTTTGCTCAAAAGGAGGAACGATGTTCAAATTGTGAGTGTGATTTACCTAAAGGTAGTAATGTTTATATTAGCGAATATGACGATGTTTTATGTGAAGATTGCTTTGATGAAAGCGAGAGGGATTATAGAGGTGAGATTTATGGATAGTAAGTCCTAATGGGATTTGGCAGAGAACGGGCGAAAGCCTGTTTTTTGCTATTAACCCGATGCCAAACCCTAGACTAAAATGCTCTCGTAGCGGTGATCGGCACAAGTGCCTCCACCTTCTCAAACCTTTAATTCTTACGCCTTAATATATGAACCTGTAAATGAGGAGTTAACTCTATTATAAACAGATACTTAGCATTTTTAAGATGTAAATTGTTGTTTTACAGTTATTTCCTATATTTACAGGTATATTTACAGGTTTTTTTGAAGAATAGAGTTGAACATTTAGAGTTAAAAGAGAAGTTAAGAGAGATAATACCTCTTAACGCCGGAGGAAGCTTTCAGCTTCTTTGGGAAATGCTATACAATATCCGGCTCTTGAAATATGTTCACCAATCACAGCTAAGGCAGATAAATCCCCGATATTCAAAGATTTGTGCGACTGATAAACTCGAATATCTTGTTAAATTAGGCTTATTGGAAAGCCCCAGAAAAGATGTTTACTTCGCTACCGAGAAAAGTACCCAGCCATTATGGGAAGAAAAATATCCCGTTAAAACCTTGCCAAAAATATCTTCCGGTCAGGGAGATATTAACCAGTTAAACAACACTGAAGTTTTTATCCAAGCTCTTAAACTACCCTTATTTAAGACTTTGCTCTATCCATATTTTGATTATATTCTTCCAGACGCTTTACTTGTTTTAATGGATAAAGAGAAGTATAAATTAGAGTTTTTGGAAATTGAAGCCGGAAAGTCTAACTGGTCAGATTACATAGAAAATAAGAGAATTAATTACTTACAACTTGCCAATGATGAGCGAGTTTTTTCTTACTGGAAATCACAATGTGCTTATCTTAATATTAAACCGCCTGATATTAAGGATTTTAAGTTTTCCGTTACTTTTGTCGGAAACATAACTAAAGAATTTGGGGCGGGATTTAAATTTATGGAGCAATTAGATGTCGATTATTTCTGATTATTTGGACAAGAATAGAGATAGTTTAACCTGGGGGGAGATATTTCTTCCGGGTATTGGTTTAGGTTTATTAAGTCTTTGCATAGTTAATCCCTTTTTTCATTTTAGTCTTTTTGAAAATTTTATCTTATATATCGGGTCTTATCTACTCGTATCTCTCTGTTTAGTATCTGCTAAACTTTATTTAAGGAAGATAGATAAAATCTCTAAATACAATATTGAGATTAAAAACGTTGGACTTAGATATGTTTATAATATAAACAAACGACTTCCTATTTTTATTTGTGAACATTGTTTAAAGACTAATATCGTTAAAAACTATAATCTTGTTTGTCCTTTTTGCGATTCTTCATTTGAAGTAGTTGATAATGATAGCGAAAAAATGATCGGGGACACTTATGTTAGAGGGTTGAGAAATTTTGCGAATGAATCTACAATTGAAAAAGTTTTGTTTGATAAATGCCCTGTTTGCGGAGGCAAAACTCAATATGTTGGTTGTCAGCATTGCGGCGCAGACATAGATATGTTTAAGGAATATAACCACACAGCATTAGAAAATAAAAGATATGAATAAATTTAAAGCAAAATCTGAATTGAATTTACAGAAGTCAAGTTATCCGGTTGTTCAGAGTGGTAAAAATAATCTTGAGATAAAAGCGATACCCAAAGATGATTCGGAAGTTTGGGATTTTACTAAAATTACTATTCAAAAATTGGGTAAAGAACTTGAGAGTACTATAAATTCTAAAACCCCAATGTTTCTTTGGTCTAAAGAACGGCAGAATAACAAGATTAGGCTCGATAATGAGAAACAACTTTTTATATATGAAAAAATAAAAAACCTAAGGGCTATCGCTAGTGAGTTTAGTCAACTACAAGCAGACGCTATTTTTAGTGAACAATTTATTAAAAATCTCGTAGCTGAAAAGATATTATTAGCAGAGCAATATTTTGAAAGAATTAAAGAAGTTCATTTAACGGCTATATTGGCTGAACAAGCCAAGAGAAAACACATCGGGCACGAATTAACCGAGAGAGAAATAGCTCAACGAAAAGAGGAGGCTATTATAAGGAAATTAAATGGTGAAGCTGACCAAGCGGAAGCGAAAGCCGCAGAAATGAGAGCTATCGCAAAACAAGCAGAAGTTAGAGCTGATTTAATGAAAATAGCAACAGGAGAAGTTAAGTTTAGCGAACTACCGAAATCTTCTCAAACTTTTATTTTGATAAATATTTTAGATGCTGATCCAAATCATCTTAGTGATTTTGATATAAAAGAACAAATGAAAGATATAATAATTCAACAAGGCAAGGCAGAAGCTGATATAAAAACAGCCGAAGCTGATAGTGCTAAAACAAAAAACGCCACAGAGGAATGGAAATTTGATAGAGATAAAAAATCGGTAGAGAAGAATGACCCCCGTTGATTTTAATAGTTATTTATTAGAACTTGGGGAAAGACGTGCGTTCGAATCCGAGTTGCCCTATATAACCGAATTAAAAACCAGATTTAACCACACCTACATTATAGGACGTTCCGGTATGGGTAAGTCCGTTTTAATGGAGTGTATGGCTGACTATGATATGAATTTTGGTTTATCGATTTTATTCATAGACCCTAAAGGCGACAGCGTTAATAAACTAACAAAGAATAATAATTATCAGTACATTTCTTTTCAACACCCAGTGAAAATTAATCCTCTAAGGCGTAAAGGTTATAGCGTTGATACTCTTATCCGAGAGTTTACTGATGTTATGGATATTATGATTACTGCCACCTCGATTAATCCGGAGGCGACAGTCAGAATGAAAGAGATATTATCTAAAGCTATTAAGGGTTTCAGGGAAGAAGACCGCAGCTTAAAGTTTCTCAATGAGTTCCTTAGTTTCAAAGATGTCCGTAAGGCTTATAGTTTTCAAGACCCGATGATCCGCAAGTGGTTTAATGAAATAGAAGACACTTCTAAAAGCGGAATGAAAAAGACAAGCGACTATATAAACACAATGTCCAGTATTGCCAGCCGATTATCTCAATTCTTAGATAATGACGAAATGAGCCAATTCATTACCGAAGAAGAAAACGTATTTGATATTGAATCAGTTATAGAAAATGGTCAATCTCTTTTAATTAACACGAACACTAGCGATTCAGACAACCAGAAATTTTTATCCGCCCTTATCCTTTATGCGGTATTTTCTTATATAAAATCGAATACGGTCAAGAAGCCATTAATGATTTATATTGACGAATTTCAATCAAGTGTTAATTCAAGTTTCCCCTCATTACTTCAATACGCTCGAAGCTGTCAGGTAGGATTTACAATTAGCCACCACGATTTTTTAGAGATAGACAAAAAAGTCTTGAGTTCAATATTTGGTATTGTCAGTTCATTTGTTGTTTTCAATTGCGGAGATACCGAAGCCGAAAGATTAGCCGGAATAGTGAGAGTAAAGAACGCTGATATTATGGACTTACCTGAATACCAAGCATATTTACGGTTAGGCACAAAAAACAGTCTGATAAAAACATTTCCGCCCCTTCAAGAATCTCATACACCCCCTCCCCGTATCCAAGCAAAAGAACCTTTCTTTAGCTTTCTTTCAAATGACTGGATTGTGATATAATAAACAGGTCAAAACCTTCAAGGGAAGACCTTGTTTGAACCGGACTTGCCACAAAGCGCCAATAATCCATTAAACATATCGCAAGATTAACGGACTGATAAAGTCTTAGTTTAAGTGGGAATGTCCACCGGTCTGGTTATGATGTGCCACGAAGTTGAGGACAACGCTTTTAGCATATTATTTTTTGACAACATTCGATAGAAGGCTAAGGAAACTTGGCCTTTTATTTTATATCTATGCTATAATGATGATAGAGTCCTTTTCATCAACAATGAGGTGTACAATGTGTAAAACACCAAAAATCTGTCCTACCTGTGGTAATAAAAAACCACTCACCCGACATCACATTTATCCTTGCCAATGGTACCACGGAGCAGGTCCGACTTATAAACTATGTCGTGACTGCCACTCCGAGCTTGAGAGATATATCCCTCATAAATGGGTATTAACGACAAGAGAATGTATGGATATTTTTCAATCATTTATTAACCTTAAAAAGGCGGTGTTAAAATGTCAGAATTTCTGAATTTCAGCGAGATAAGCCAGAAGATACCTTTTAAAGAAGTATTAGACTGGTTAAACATACCCTATTCTGTTTATCAGAATGGAGAAATACGAGGCGAGGGATTTATCGTCAATCCCACCAAGAATCTTTATCTAAACCCTAAAGGAGATGACAAAGGAAGCGTCATAAACTTTCTAGCCAATCGTAAAGGGATAGATATAAGAAGCGCGGCGAAAGAGCTTAAGGACAAATTCTTGACCGAAGCCAAACCACCACAAAGAGAATTGCCTAATCTTGAATTACATTATTGTAAATTCTTAGAGGACAAAGGAATCCCGCAGGAATTTGCGAAAGAGTTTGAGATCGGGTTAGTTAAGCAACATTCTATTATTTCCGGCAGAATAGCTTTTAAAATTTATGATGAGCTTTCTATTCACACCGGCTATGTTGCCTACAATTTCCAAAAAGACGAATGGTTCTTTCCTAAAGGTTTCAAAAGAGAGCTTTACAATATCCACCGCATTACTCTTAATGAAGTTAATTTAACAGTTTCTATTTGGGAAACGATTGAACTTCTATTAAAAGGTATTGAAAGCGTTTCTTTAATCGGCAGAACAATGACTGATAAACAAGCCGAGCAATTAGCAAGGTTTAAAACAATCATTGTTCATCATAGCGAGCCAGATAATATAATTGTCAGGTTAGCTAAAAATTCATTCGTAAAAGTATTTTAACAATAGCCCCACTTAGGGGCTTTTTTATTAAACACTAGACACCCCACACGGGTGTATGGTATAGTGAAATTATGAACGAAGAATATCTAGCTTACCTAGATGATTTGAATAATGAAGAAAGAAGCGTTTTCTTATACCGCTTAGTTTTAAAACTCCCTACTGAAGATACAGCCAAACGATTACGTATTTCTTTTAAGAAAACACGATATATTTCTAAGATACTCAAAGAGCAGAAAGAACTTATGCTAATTAAGAACTATATCTATCAATCTTTTATTGGGTAAAGGGCAATGTGATATAATATAAATATAACCGGAAATCAATTCACCTTATGGCGAACATTTCATTAAGTAATTTTTAAGGCATACAGGAGGCCAACTACCCCCTGTTTATGCTTGAATTATGTATAAAGTATTTAAGAATATACCTGACGGAATTTATGGAGGTTGCTTTACTCTCTTTATCGGAGATCACGCTAAAATGGAAAATAATTTAGCTATTTCATATAAAGGTGTATCCGTTCCAGATGAAGGAAATTTAGGAGAGTTCTTTACTTTAGAAAATCCAGATAAGAGAATCGTTAATGTTATTTGGCTTGAGAAATATAAAAACTCTTTATTCGACCAAGGCGTTCTAGTCCACGAATTACAGCATTACACAATAAGAGAATTAAAACGGAGAGGATTTACTCTTAATACCGGAAGTGAGGAAGCCTATACTTATTTCTTAGAGAGCGTTTATAAAAATGCTTTATCTAAACTTACTAAAGGACTAAAAAATAAAAAGTAATATGGGAATGAGCAGTCCAGAATTAAACTTTGACCCTCTTTGCGCTTATAAGAAAGGCGGGAATAGTAAAGCCTATCAAGAGGGATATGAAAGAATATTTGGGAATCATAAACATAACAAACACTATGAAGAAAATGAAAAAGAAAAAGGGTTGTTAAAATAATATGCCAGCAGGCAGACCGGAAAAATACACAGAAGAATTTGTTAAAGAGGAAGTAAATAAAATCCTCTCTTTTGTGTTAGAGGATAAGAATATGGTGTATATCGGAGAGGTCTTTGAGAATATACCTTACCCTAGAGAAAATTGGAGCAGATGGGCAAAAGACTATTCAGACGTTGAAGAAATTTCTCACACTATAAAAAGAGTTAATGAAATATTAGAGAATAGAATTAACATTGGAGGATTAAAAGGAAAGCTAAATCCCACAATGACAATATTTAATTTGAAGAATAATTACGGTTGGAAAGATAAATCAGAAATAGAAAATAGCGGAGAAACTTCAATGACAATAAAATGGCAGGAAGAACAATCACAATCGAATATTCTCCCCGACAATGGATAAAGCCCCTTCACGATTCAGATAAACGCTGGAAAGTATTAGTAATACACCGCCGAGCCGGAAAGACTGTCGGTTGTATTAATCATTTAATCAGAGATGCTTTACTCACTCCTAATTCACGTTGGGCTTATATTTCTCCTACCTACAAGCAGTCTAAAACAATCGCTTGGGATTATCTAAAGTTTTACTCTCGACCAATACCGGGGATTAAGATTAATGAAAGTGAATTGAGAATTGACTATCCAAACGGATCAAGGATAACTTTATTCGGCGCAGACAATCCGGACTCTTTAAGAGGTATGGCTTTATGGGGAGTAATCTTTGATGAATATTCTCAACAGCCTTCAAACATTTTTACTGAAATTATTAGACCGGCATTAACCGACCATCAAGGCTATGCTATTTGGATTGGCACACCTAAAGGAAAGAATGAGTTTTATAGACTTTATGATTTAGCCAAGAATGACCCCGACTGGTTAGCTATGCTTTTAACAGTTGATGACACTAATATACTTCCTAAATCTGAAATTGATGACGCGCGAAAAGTAATGACCGAAGATGAAATACAACAGGAGTTTTATTGCTCTTTTGAGGCTGCTATACAAGGTTCTTATTACAGTAAAGAGTTGTCAATTGCCAGAGATGAAAAGAGAATATGTTTTGTACCCTATGAGCCTATCGTTCCGGTTCATACTTTTTGGGATTTAGGAATATCAGATTATACTTCAATCGGGTTCTTCCAGATAGTTGGAAAAGAGAAAAGAATGATTGATTATTACCAGGCTAATGGCTTTGGGTTAGACCATTATGTTAAGATATTAAGAGAGAAACCTTATGTCTATGGTTCTCACAATTTCCCTCACGATGTAGAGGTTAGAGAATTAGGAAGCGGCAAAAGTAGAAAAGAAACTTTAGAGAGCTTAGATATTGAAGTCACCGTTGTTCATAATATTTCTATAATGGACGGAATAAATGCCTCACGAATGATATTAGGGCAATGCTGGTTCGATTCAGTTAAATGCGAGCCGTTCTTAGACGCTTTAAGTCAGTACCGGCAGGAATGGGACGATAGAAAGGGAATGTTTAAAGATAATCCTTTACACGATTGGACTTCTCACGCCGCTGATATGTTTAGATATTTCTCAGTTGGATTTAATAAAATTACAAACAACAATTTTACAAAGGTAATGGACAATAATGAGGGTTCTTATGTAGAGAATCCTTACGAATAATATGAAAACAGTCGACCAATTATTTGTCGATAAGATAATTAAAGAGCTTAACGATTACCAATCTGGAGATGTTTATATCACTGATAAGGTTAAGTTTAATCAATTTGATACAGTCAGGAAAATTATAACTCACCAGAATAACGGCTTTGAGAAAGCCAGCGATAAAAAGAGGTTCTTCTTTAATATCGGCAATTCAAGAGTCGATACAGTTTTAAAGAAGGTCGATATTGATACTAAAGATATTCAACTATACGCCGAAGGTGATAAGGTTGCTGAAAACATTTTGCTTAGAAGTGAATTAAGACAGTTTTTAAAAGAACATAAGTTTGGCAGGTTGATAAACGAATTAGAGGAAATATATTGTGATTTTGGGAATGTAGTTACCAAGAAGAATGATAATGAATACTACACAAAGGTTAATCTTCAAAACTTAAAGGTAATCGACCCGACCGCTGAAACTTTAGAGGACACGACTGTTATTGAAGAACACAAATATAACGCCACCGAGTTTAGACGAGAAGGATTAGCCAGAGGTTGGGACAATGTTGATAATACGATAACCGGTTTTAGTGATAACGAAACTACCCCTTATTTCTATGTCTATGAAAGATATGGAGAAATGAATTTAGCGGAATATAAAACTGCTAAAGGAGAACAGTTGACAGACGGTGACAATGATAAGTATATTGAAACAATCGCTATCGTAGCTATTAACCGCCCTAAACTAAGAAACCTTGTTTATAATCAGTTAGACCAAATAGGGTTTAGTTATGGATATGTTTTATTCTTAGAGGAAAACAAGGGAGAGGTTTCAAGTGATGATAAACTTAAATTCAAACCATATAAAGAAGCGCATTTTGACGCTTATCAAGGACGCTGGTTTAGACGAGGTATTAGAGAAAAGTTATTTGATATTCAAGACCGCGCTAACATCTTAGGCAATCAGATTTACGAAGCAATGAAATGGTCAACCCTTCATTTGTTATGGAGTTCTGATAATAAGATTGCCGGACGGAATATCTTTAAGAGTTTAGAGCAAGGGCAGATTATACAGGCTGATAACCTTAGTATATTGCCGATTGAAGAACGCAACTTAACCGCTTATGTGAATGAGTGGAATAAATTAATGGATTTGGCTGATCGTGAATGTCAGAGCTTTGAAGTAGCCACCGGAGAGGGATTACCATCAGGCACAACTCTAGGCACAGTTCAAATTCAGACCGCCACAGTTGGAGAACACTTTAATTACAAGCGTGAGAAGTTTGGGCTATTCCTATCAGAGTTATTCAATGACTGGATACTTCCTGATTTAATTAGCGAGATAAACGAAGAACATATTTTAGAGATAGAAGGCGACCCAGAGTATTTTGATCAATTCTTAGAAGTAGCCGCTAAAGGGATTATTGCTGAAAATCATTTGAAGATTGCCGCTCTTAATGGAGGTATAGTTAATCAAGACCAATACGAACAGTTGAAAGAAGTAGTCAAACAAGGGCTTGCTAAAAACCCTAAACAGATTGTGAGTGTTATTAAGAATTACTACAAGAATATTCTCCCAAGAGTTGATGTCAATATTACTGGAGAGAGCGTTAACCAACAGAGCCGGATTACTAACGGAATGTCTTTACTTCCATATCTTACTAACCCAATGGTAATGGCAGACCCAACCTCTAAAGGAATCGTTTTAGACATTGCTAATACTTTAGGCTTTAATGTTTCTAAGTCCGGCGCACAGCCAGCACAACAGCCAATGGTTCAGAATGGACAACAGCAACAGCCACAAAATCAACAAACTAATCCGCAACAAGCCCCAAAGGCTAATGCGACACCCACAGTATGATAAACTTAAATAATAAAGAAGAAGTTAAAAGGATAAAACAGATTAAAGAATATCCGGGTTGGGTAGATTATGTTGAGTTCGTTGAAACTTATATTAAAGAGTTAAGCGATATTGAGAAGATACAGGGTGAAATTCAGTTAGAGGCGAATAAAAATGCGATTAAAGTTATCAAGGAGATACTTTATATCATTAATAATTAATTTTGCTGGTCAGCATATACCAGCCTAAACAACTATGTCAAAAGAAAAAGAGGAACTTGACACTCAAGAAAGTCAAGACGAGGAAACTCAGTCCGATGAGGACACAGGTAAATCTGATGAAGGCGAATCAGACGAGCCAGATTATAAAGCTCTTTACGAGGAACTAAAGCCAAAGTATGAGAAAGCCAAACACGATAAGAACGGCTTACTCAAAAAGGTTTCGTTAAAGAGTCAGCCTAAAGAAGTCAGTTCTTCCATTAGTGAGGAAAGACTGGACAAACTTGAATTGCGTATGTTAGACCCTGATTTAACAAACGAGCAGGTTCAAGAGATATTATTAATTAAAAAAGCTAAAGGGCTTAGTGACGCGAAATCCGCTTATGAAAATCCTTTGATTCAGTCTTGGCTAACAACTGCCAAGTCAGATTCAGAGAAGAAAGCGAAGATTAACCGAGCTATCCCTCGCGCCCAAGGTAAGACCTCAGTAGACAACTCAACTAAAAAAACTTTACAGCACAATGACAATTGGCTTAAAAGTATGCCGCACGAAAGTACGGATGAAGTGGCTAAAATACTTGAGGAACACTTCTTTGGTAACAAATAAACAAAATGCCCGACGTATTATTTAAGACATACGAGGCTACCGGTCAAAGAGAAGATTTAATTGATTTGATTACTGATATTTCTCCGACTGAAACCCCGATGTTATCACGCTTTGCTAAAAACAAAGCAACCGCAAAATATCACGAATGGCAAACTGATGCCCTAGCAGCCGCAGGTGCTAATGCGATTGTTGAAGGTGCTGACGCTTCCATTACTGCTTTAACCGCTACTTCCCGAACTGGTAATTATACCCAAATATCTCGTAAAACTTGGGCTACCTCCGACACCTTAGAGGCAGTTAATAAAGCAGGCAGAACAAGCGAGTTTTCCTATCAAATGGCTAAGAAAATGAAAGAGTTAGCTCGTGATATGGAATATGCTTTAGTAAATGGTACTGGTAACTCCGGTGCTTCCGGTACTGCCCGTGAATTAAAGGGTGTAGTTAGCTGGATTGCTACTAATACCGGTTCTGGTACTAGTGCTACTGCTACCGCCGCCGCTTTAACTGAAAGTCAGTATAATGATTTATTACAAAAAATCTTTATTTCCGGTGGTAATCCTGATGTCACCTATGCTAATGGCTATCAGAAGCGTAAGATTTCAGCTTTCAGTACTCCTTCCACTCGTCAATTGGACGTTGCCGACAAGCACTTAATTACTTCTGTTGACGTTTACGAATCAGACTTTGGTATTCAGAAGATTTTACTTGATCGCTATTGTCCGACTGATACTATCTTAGCGTTAGAGGAAGATAAGTGGAGAGTAGCTATGTTGCGCCCGGTTAAGTACAAGGAACTTCCTGATTTAGGTGGTGGTCCTAAAGGACAAATCGAATCAGAATATACCCTTGAATCTCTTAACGAGAAAGCAAGCGGTAAACTTGTCACTTTATACACTGGTACTGTTTCCTAGGTTGAATTATATCGGAAGGCTGTCTATACGGACGGCCTTCTTGATAACTTAATCTATATGGAACATAGAAACGATTTAGGAAAATACTATCAAGAACACTATAAGAAAGGCGTAGGTGTTGAGGTAGGCGTTCAATACGGATATTTCTCACAAGCAATCTTAAGAGATTGGAAAGGCGAATTAAAATGCGTTGATGTTTGGTCAGACCCAAGCGTTTACGCTCAAGCAGTTGCCAATCTAGGAGAAAAAAGACTAATCAGAAAATCGTCAGTTGAAGCGGCTAATGATTTTAAAGCCGGTTCTTTAGATTTTGTATTTATAGACGCTAATCATACTTACGAATCAGTCAAACAAGATATTGAGGCTTGGTTTCCTAAAGTTCGTAAAGGAGGAGTAATTTCAGGACACGATTATTGCGTTTATCAAGACTTTGGAGTAATACAGGCAGTTGATGAGTTCGCCGCTAAACACGGTTATAAAGTAGAATTAACCGATCACGATATGTGGGAGGGAATAAACTTTAAGAGTTGGTATTTCATTAAATAAATATGCTACCCAAGATTATTTACACGACTTGGGTTAGTCCTAATCCTTATCCGGACAAATTTCAGCCATTTCTAGACGGCTGGAAAAAGATTATGCCGGATTATGAAGTAAGCGTTATAAGCCTCTCTAATGTAATTAAAAGCGATTTTGTACAAAAGGCTATCTCTATTGGAAAATACGCTCTAGCAGGCCATTATGGGCGTTGTGAGCGTTTATACAAGACAGGTGGTCTTTATTTTGATATTGATGTAGAGGCAGTTAAGAGTTTTGACGATTTATTAGACAACACCATATTTCTAGGCAGAGAAGATGACAAAGTAATCAATAATGCTGTTATCGGTTGCGAAGCCGGACACCCATTTATGAAAGCCTGTCTGGACTATATGGATAAGATAGACCTAAACACTCCTAACATAGAATTAGAAACCGGCCCGTGGATGTTTACCAGGCTATTGAATGAAGGAAACTATAATGTTAAAATATATCCAGAAGAATATTTTTACCCTTATCACTACTCTCAAAGTTTTTACCCTGAATGTATAAAGGAGAATACTCACGCCGTCCACCATTGGGCGCATACTTGGTAATATGGATAAAGTTAGCATAGTTATTCCCTGCTATAAGCAAGCGCATTGGTTAGCTGAGGCTATCGAAAGCGCAATTAATCAAACCTATAAAGATTTTGAGATTATTGTTGTTAATGATGGATCGCCGGACAATACAAGCGAAGTTGCCAAAATGTACCCGGTCACTTTAATCGAACAAAAAAACAAAGGACTTAGTGCCGCGCGAAACGCCGGAATTGAAGCCTCTACTGGTAAATGGATATTACCTTTAGACGCTGATAATAAAATCGCACCTCAATTCTTAGAAAAGACCGTAGGAGTAAATGACATAGTTGGAACTTGGCAACAGCATTTTGGAGATAGCTATACTTTGTTTAAACCGATAACTCCAACTTTACAAGACTTATTAATTTATAATCGTTTAGACGCAGGTTCATTATTCAAGAAAGAAATTTGGGGAAAATTAGGCGGATATGACGAAGAAATGAAAGAAGGTTGGGAGGATTGGGATTTTTGGATTAGAGCCGTCACAATGGGTTATAATATTTCAATCGTTCAAGAGGCAATATTTTTTTATCGTAAGCACGGTGAGTCTATGGCTGATGACGCTAATAGTAAATCAAAAAAGATATATGAATATATGATAAATAAATATTTGAATCTATGAGTACAATCGATGAGTTATTAAAACAAGACCCTAAGCAATTAGCGGCGTTTATTGCCAAAATGAAGAAGTGGAAGAAGAACCGAGAGGAGTATTACAAAAATAAAGACCAAGTAATCGCTGATAATGTTGACTTCATTAAAAAGATTAAAACCGGTAATAACCTTGTTTCTAAAGCCTCTAATATGCGTTGTGTTTTCCGTATTCCTTTAGATGTTTATATGAGTAATTCTATTTATTGGGACGAAATAATAAAGACTAAAAATTTTAATAAACATCCGGAATGGATGACGAAGTAATATGAATATTTTATCTTTATTAGTTGGCAGGGACGGTTGTAGCGGTTATAGAGTTAAAAATCCCCTTAATCAAATATCAAGAGCTAAGAAAACTGATCAAGTGTTTTTTGTAGATAAGAATGACGGTGAAAGTGTTTTTGATTTAATAATGGGAGCGAATGTTATTGTAATGCGACAGCAACACGATGAGTTTATGCGCTTTATTAAAACTCACCCCGAACTTAAAGGCGATAAGAAGTTGCTTGTAGTCGATATGGATGATGACATTTTTAATATTTCTCCTTTTAACACCTCCTATAAATGGGCGGGACTTGAAGAAGTTAAATATCACGGAGAGTGGTTATGGAAGAACGGCAAGAACGATTTTGATACTAAGCGAAATAAAGAGATAGCACAGAATTACATTGATATGCTACATAACGCCGATTTAATTACTGTTTCAACTCCTTATCTCAAAGACAGAATAAAGAAGATAGCGGAAAATGATAATGTCGAAGTATTACCGAACGCTATTAATTTTATTGACTGGAAACCCTGGCCATTCATAAAGACTGATGAAATACGGATAGGCTGGACAGGCGGAATTTCTCACTATGAAGATTGGTATTCTATCAAAGATAGTTTACTTAAAATATTTAAAAAGTACCCTAATCTTAAACTTGTTATTCAGGGCGCAGCTTTTGCCGGACTTATTAAAGAAATACCTCACGAAATATACGACTGGATTGATTGGGAAGGTCACCCCTATAAAGCCGCTTCTCTTAATATTGATATAGCTATTATTCCCTTAACTGATACTCTTTTCAATCACTCAAAATCGTCTATCAAATGGTATGAATTCTCCGCTTTAGGTATTCCTTCCGTAGTTTCTAATGTTTTGCCTTATAAGGAAGATGTCAAGCATAACGATACCGCAATATGTTATAATAATAGTGATGAATTTGAAAAAGGTTTAATCAGACTTATCGAAGATGTCAAACTAAGAAAGACAATAGGAGATAACGCGCGTAAATGGGTTGAAGAAAATAGAGATATTAAAAATATCGCCGAAGATTATTTAAAGGTATATCATAAATATTTAGATAAAAAAATATGCTTAAACAAACAATAGATTTCACAATCAATAATTGGGCGACAATCGCTACAATTTTATTTGGTATTTCCGAGTTGTTATCCCTAAATCCGAAAGTAAAATCAAACGGATTATTCCAGTTAGTTTATAACACCTTAAAGAAATAATATGACCTTATTGCTTTTCTTAGTAGTCGTATTATTTATCTGGTTTTTGACTTCTGAACCTGATGAGTTTATGGAATTTATTGATTTTGTCGTGGTACAGTTTAATAAACTTAAAGATTACATCTTAAACAGATGGATAAAATAATTAATTTCATAATATACTTTCTAGCGTGTACGGGAGCTTTTTTTATCGCTCTAATCGCCTACAATTCTCTCAATTAATATGGCTGACCAAGAAATAAAGATTAATACCTTAGAAGTAACATTTAAAACTATGTCCGAGCAAAACGCTAAAGAACATAGCGAAATTAAAGATTCGTTATCGTTGATGACAGAAAAGATAGAACAGTTAATTGATAAAATGGATAAACGATACGCCCCAATGTATGTAAGGGACTTGGTAGTTTGGGGAGGTGGGATAGCTGGTTCGTTATTAATAGTTTACGCCTTAGAAAGATTATTAATAAAATAAATATGGAGAATAATTTACAAAATAAGCACACGAGTTTTCCCCGACAGGAATGTCAGGTGATGACTCGTGTGTGCTGATTGCGGTTGGTTAGTTCCTAAGCACGCCGGTAATCCGGGAAAACAAGCTGAATACTTAGATCGTAAAGAATATAAAGTTTAAAAATATGATTGCTAAAAAAATAACTCAAGACACAAACGAATATCAGTTTTATACCACCGAAATTGTTAAAGATGTAAATGACAATGATGTTGAGATTTTGAAACAAGACGGAATTTATAATAGAGAACAGCTTATCGGAATTATCAGCAATCTTGACAGTCAAAAAGCTAAGTTTCAAACATATTTAGACGCTATACCTGAATAAAATGGAGATAATGCCCCAGGGCGCGCTACAACCAATAATAAAGCCGACTGACTTTGAATATCAGTCAATGACTGGAATAACAAACAGTCTTATTCTATTTTTAGACGGTTGTTTAGATTATAGACCGGTATTCGAGCAACAAATAGGAGTATATTTTGATACTTATGGTTGTGTTTCTTACTCAATGGCTAATGGTTTTGAGATTTTGTTTAATCGACTGATAGAATTAGGCAAACTTAGTGAATCAAGGCTGAATTGGCTTAAAATAAACGGTTATTTGATAGACGGAAAAGTAAGATTAAGCAATCGTTGGCTTGTAGTACGAACAGGAACAGTCCCGAATGTAGGAAATAGCGGAGGAAAAGTTATTGATTTTGTCAGACATAACGGATTAGCTCCTTTAACCTTATGTGATTGGGATTTAACTAATCGTGACCCGAAAGTGAATAACTTAGAGGCTTATTATGACGCTTCGACTATTAATAAAAAGGCTGATGAAGTTGCTAAAGAGTTTTCTAAGATATTTGATATTCAATATGAATGGGTAAACTCCAATGATTTTAAAGAAGCCTCAAAATATGGAGTTATTCAAGTCTATGTAAAAGCTTGGTATAAAGGCACAGACGGAAAATATTACAACCCCACTCCGGGAAATACAAACCACGCTATTGATTTCGGTCAATCTTCCACTTTATCCGTTATCGACCAATACAATCCCCAGATTAAGCAGATTGAAAGCCTAAAAGACTTTTATTATATCGGGCTTAAGATTAATATAAATGAAAAAACTATGCCTAAACCTATTTTAAAAAACAACACTTTAGTCCAGTTAGTAAGCGGTGACGGAGGTTTCGGACTTTTCTTAAACGGACAAATTATCGTAGATGACACCGCCAAAATACTTGCTTCTTACATTATGAGGAATAACGGGAAGTTAGAAGGTACTATTGCGCCACTTTTACAGACCCAATGGGATATGTTTGAGAAAGTAAACTTGAAGTTAGAGCCTTTCGCTTAGCCAGACAGTCAAAACCGCCTCAAATTCGTTCGATAACTTAAAAAACCTATATGTCATTCAATTTAGTAAATTTACGCTCTGACGCTCGATATTTAGTATTCGGAGATAGCACAAACACCGTTTACGGAGATACCGACTTAGACCGCAATATTAACCGCTGGTATAACACAGTTATAGCTTGGATTTTAACCGCTAACGGAGATTGGCAGGTTAATGGTGAAATTGCCACTACCAATTTAGTTTCAGGACAAAGAGAATACTTATTACCGACTGATATTTTGAAATTAAATGAAGTCTATATTAAACCTGTTTCAACAGGTAATTATCTGAAATCGAAACAAAAAGACTTAGCCAATATCGCTACTGATAACGACACTTATGTCCCGTCTTATCCTCAATTCGATTTACTTGATAACTCTATTTTCATTTATACTCAAGACGGAGTTATTAATACGGTCACAGCCGGATTAAAAGTTATCTATCAGAAAGACTTAACCGAACTTACAGGCACAAGCGCACCAAATTTAGCCGAACCTTTTAAAAGGCTCTTATCAATTGGCGCAGCTTTTGATTATTGTATAGCCAATGAGATGTATAGCAAGGCTAAAGGGTTAAAGGTAATAATGGACGAAACTAAAACAGAACTTTTAGGATTTTACGCTGATCGCTCGACTGCCAGAGATATTAAGTTAGAACCGAAAGAGGAAAATTTGTATTAATATTTGTGCCTCGTCACAACCGCTAGCAGGCGGCTTTGAGGGGGCAGAAGTCTAATGAAATTATGCCTAGTCTAACTACAAAATTCAAATTTAAGAATGATACAGAAGGTTGGGTATATTCTGCTCCAAGTCGTGACCCTTTGATTAAAGGATTACAAAGATATGTTTCCCCACGAAACGGCCCTGCTTGGTCAGAAAGAGGTTATGATTTCACTTTAAACGGAAGTTTAGTTTCGTCAGTTGGAAGTAGTTTTGAAGTTGGTTGTTATGAATCTTATAATTTTTGGTCTTTAACTTTTTGTTGGGACGAGTTGTTTCCAGAATTACCGGTTGGAGCTAAAATTAATTCCGTTAATGTATTCTATACTTCAAGATTTTTTGCTGGTGATAAAAGAATAGGTAATAAATATTGGTTTCCTGGAAGTAGAAAAATAAGTGCAGTTGAGTTTGGAGACGGCGGAGCATCTTGTAACGGAGTTGAACTTTATAATGGAGATAACAGCGTAAAAATAGGTGACATCTCAACTAATATCTTAGAAGCACCAGAAAGAAGTATTGCCGGTTCAACAATGTGGAGTAAAGCTCCTTATACTGGGACATCTGAAAATCCTATCCCCGAAATACCTGATTGCTGGAATACTGATACTGGAACACCTCTTATAGTTCCGGCTGGATATAATTCTACTACCGATACAATTACTTTAAGATTAAATGACCACCTTCCGACAACACTTCCTCACGGAACACTTGGACTAGATGATTGGTACTTTTTCTCTATTCATTACAATAACATCTGGATTACGATAGAATATGAAGAACCAGAACTTTGGACTGATAGAACCAAACCGACTACAAATTTCAGCAATCGAAGTAAACTAAGTACAAGTTATTCTAATCGAAGCAAACCCACCACCGCATTTACTAATCGGATTAAAACATATTCAGATTATGATAATCGTTTCGGATATTTATTACAGGAAATAGGCGATTATGTTTTACAGGAAAACGGATTTAAAATTATTATAAAGGGCATAGCTGATACAGTTGCCAATTTTACAAACAGAATATTACCCGCCACATCATTTAATAATCGGAGTAAACCGGCTAACAGTTATTCTAATCGGTCAAAACCGGCGACTAATTGGCTTAATGATGATTTATGTTTATTACAGGAAAATGGAGATTATTTACAATCAGAGGATAGTTTTTTTCTAGTAATATCTAAGTTAATCACTTCTTGGCTAGACAGGTCAGCCCCCGCAACTAATTATTCAAATCGCGATAAACCTAATACTACTTGGAATGTCTGATAAAAAGATTTCACAACTTAATGAGAAAAATAGTTTAGAATTGGGAGATTATACTATTATTGTTGACCATAATGACAATACGACTAAGAAAGTTCAGGCTTTAGTATTTAAAGGTGCGCAAGGCGATACAGGAGCGCAAGGCTTGCCCGGTGTAGGCTGGCAACGAGATAGTGTTAACGGATTTACTTATCCGTCTTTTTTAACTGATAAAATCGGAATAGGAACAGTTAATCCTACAGCTAAATTAGGAGTAGTGGGTGATAGTGTAAGTTATACTTCACCAGACCCAACTGGAGTAATAACTTTTAATGCTTCTTCATTTCAATATGAAGGAGATACTAGCTACCCTAATGATGGATATACTCACGCATATAGAGTTTATACTTACTACGACAGTCCTTTGGGGAGGGTTTATAGTTCTTCCTATATTCAGTCGGATTATATATCGGATAATGCTGGAGCTGATACTACTTATTATATTTATATCACTTGGACTGAGGCAAGCGGAATTTTTGACGGATATAGAGTTTTAAAATATGACGATTATGGTGGTTATAATTGGGATGCAGGTTGGGACGTAACCGCTAATGATTTGTATGACTATAATGACCAGTCAACTAGTGGAGATACAACTCCAACATCACTATCTTCTTATGGAGCAGGTCTTAATATTTTAGGTACTTCAATTTTGACTGGAAACCTAACTCAATCTGGAGTTGTTAGTATGGGTTATAATGGAGATTTTAATATTAATGATCAAGGAAGTTTCGGAATGGGAATTGGCACAGCCACTCCAGGTGCGTATGTAGAAATAGGAAAATGTGCGGGAGGCTGGGGAGCGCATTTAAGATTTACAAGAGTAGGCTATAATACAGTTGATGTTAGAATGGCAGGTGCACCAGACGGCTTTATTTTTAGAAACTTCGATACTACACCTAATAACCAGATGTTTTCTTTCAGAGATTCTAACGATACTCACATTTGGGATTTATTTCAAGGAGGATTTAATTGTTTTAAAGGAGCGAGTAACGATAATGTTTATTCGGTACAAATAGGAGGCGCGAGTTCTTTAAGGACGGTAGGCAAAGCTTATTTCGCCACAACTGTTGGCATTGGTGAAGGTTCGCCAACAGGAATTTTACATATTAAAAACGCAACCTTAGCCGAAGCAAAAACCTATTTGAATATTTACGGCGGAGCAATAAATATCGGGAAATTAGACACCGACAGTAGCGGAAATTTAAGAATGAACTTATATAATTCGGCAGGAAATGCTAAAGTTCATTTAGATACTGCCGGAGTTAGTTATTTAACGGGAGGAAATTTTGGAGTAGGTATTTCACCATCCTATGGGATTGATTGTAATACGGATATTTGGGCAAGACGATATTTAGCTGTTGGAACTTATAATGCTAGTTATTACCCCGGATATTCAAGTTGGCTGACACAATTTTCACAAGCTGATCAAGTTATCTTAATGAACGCCGCTTTAGCTACATCTGATTCTAATGGAAGATGTTTTGCCATATTTGCCGGAGCGGAAACATTATCAAGAGTTTTATTTCATTCTAATGGAACAATCGCTTTTGGTTCAGGCTCTGCTAGTAGAGATACTTATTTAAGCCGTTCCGCCGCCAATACTTTTAAGATAGCCGGTTCATTTGATGGGAGTACAACCGCAGGCAATTTAGTAGTAACTGGTAATGTTTCTTTAGGGACGGTTTCGCAAAGTGCCAGATTAACGCTTCCAGCCGGAACAGCCACCGCCTCGACCGCACCTATAAAATTAACCTCTGGTGTTAATCTTACTATCCCCGAAGCGGGAACAATAGAATTTGACGGAACTGATTTTTATCTCACTATCTAATATGGCAAATAAGAAAATAAGCGAACTAAATACTTATACGACCCCGATAGATACAGACCTATTGCCTATTGTTGATATTACAAATAACGAAACTAAGAAAATTACTTTATTAGATATTAAAAGTAATTTAGGCAAAATAGAGTTTGATGGTTCAAATCTTTATATAACAATTTAAAAATATGGCAACAAGATATAAAATAGCCACCCAAGACAGAGCAGAAACATTTACTAACAAAACCTTAACCTCTCCGGTAATTAATACCCCGACAGGGATAGCTAAATCTGATGTTGGTTTAGGAAATGTTGATAATACTTCTAACGCAACCGAAAGAGCGGCGACTGCTACTTTAACTAATAAACGTAACACCCCAAGAGTTTATAACACGACCTCGACAGCAACCTTAACCCCTGAAATATCGACTTATGATATATTTGAATTGACAGCCCAAGCAGGCGCTTTAACAATCGCCAATCACTCGACTTCAACCCCAACAGCAGGCGAAAAGATGATTATCAGGATTAAGGATAATGGAACAGCAAGAGCTATTTCATTTGGAACTTATTACAGGGCTATGGGAAATGCTTTACCGACTACTACTGTTATAAGCAAGACTATGTATTTAGGGTTTATTTGGAACGCCGCAGATAATAAATTTGATTTAATAGCATTAGTTAACGAAGCATAATATGCCTACCCTAACATTTTATTCAACTGATGCTGGGAACGGAGAATGTTATAGAAACGGAACTTCTTGGTCTAATTCAAGAAGTGGAGCCGGGACTGGTCACGGACACGGAGCTGGGGCTTCTGACACCATCGGTGGAAGTTATAATAACGGTTCTAATTCTAAATATACTTATCGTGGTTTCTTTCCTTTTAACATAACAGGAATACCAGCAGGAGCAACTATAACTTCGGCAGTATTTAGTGTTTATATCGATACAATTGTTGGTTCACCATCTTTAGGATTAATATTAACAACTCAAGCAGATGTAGCTATTTTAGCCAATACTGATTATTCCGCTTTGACTCTCGACACTCCCCCCGAGGGAGCAACTAGAGTTTCTGCTTCTTTAAATCAGTATAATGACTTTACCCTAAACGCTACTGGGTTACTTTGGTTGCCTACTCCGGGAACAGATGCTTATGTAAAATTAGGAACTCGCGAGGCTAGAGATATAGATAATGGATTAGATGATACAAATACTTATGCTAATGGAAGATTTAATGATTATGCTGGAACAAATTATGACCCAAAACTCGTTATAACTTATACTCCATTTGTTGCCTCATCTAGTAAATTCTTTTCTTTTTTCAATTAAACATATATGAATATAATAACAATCAATGCTAATTCATTTCTTAAAGGATTTTCTTTATCCGACTATTACAATAACGGCGGATTTTCCCCTAAGTCTTTAGGGTTTGAAATAGACAGAGGAGATTATTTAGGAAGTCTTTTACCGGGAAGAAGTCTTTTAGATAAGTCAACAAATTTAAGCGGAAATGTAGTTGCCTCTGTAAAATACTATAAAGCCGGTTCGGGTTTTGTTTACTACTTAATCACAGACAGCGGAAAGGTATTTTTAACAAATAATACCGACCCCATTAATCCAACTCACACTTTACTTGACACGATTACAGGCAAGACATTTTCTACCCGATCAAGCATTTATTCCTATAAGAACGGTATATATATATCTTCTGATAATGATATTTATTATGACGATTCAACTTTCTCGATAAAGGACAAAACTTGGTGGACGACAACTAAAGGAAAATCTGCTCTTGTCACAGGTGTACCTCATAAGATTTTTGAGTTTGACGGAAAGATGTATGTCACTAATGGGAATAAACTTGTTTCTTGGGACGGAACAACCGCTAATGAATCAGCCTTTACTTTGCCTACCGGCTGGATTATCACTGATGTAATTTGTGACAGCGAGAATATTTACATTTCTGCTACTTATCAAACTAACAGCCAAGATTATAACTCGATTACAAAAATTTATGTTTGGAATAGTTTTACTACTATAACTTGGCAAAAGGAAATAAATATCTTCACTCCGCCGATAACGGCAATGGTAAAAGCTAACGATTCTATCTATTTCTTTTCCGGAGGGAATATGTACCTGCTTAACGGTTTTTATGATTCAGTTGTATGGCTTAGGAAATGTAGCTCTCCCACTTTTAATCAAGTTATTTACTATAACGGGATAATTTACTTTTTAGAAGCCTATGGATTAGGAGCTTATAATACTCGTTTTAAGACATTCTCTCACCCAATCCTTACGAGTAATAACCTCTATTCAATCAATGTTGCGCTAAGTGATTATTTCGATTTGTTTTCTGATAGCGCCAAGATGTACCGTTGTATTTATAGCACCGCCACGACACCGACATTTTATTCAAATTGGGAAGATTTACAGAATGGTAAAGTACGGAAGATTATAATTTGTTTTAATGGAGCATTACCAACTAATTCTCAATATACCTTAGACCTATTTGATGAAACTAATACGAGTGTTTATCATCGGGTTATTTCTCGAACAACTGACGGAGCAGTCAACACAGTAACCCTACAAAACATTTCTCACCCTTCGCCGATTAATCTGGCTCAACTTGCCCTGACTTTTAACAGCGCAACTAATTTAGGAATTAGATTTATTAAGATATTCTACGAACCATCAGAAATATATGCTTCAAAGTAATGAAGTCGATGACATATTAAATAATACAGACCCTCAAAGAATACCAACTAACCTTTCTGACATTAAAGGTTTTCTTGAAGTATTAACTTCCGTCCCGACTTTAATTCCTAAAAAATTCTCTGATAGTATAAAGATTTTTAATGATACGATTTATTTTTTTAATCCTTTAACTAACACTTGGATTAATTCGACACCAGCACCAACGACTATCGCAGGTAAAATCTATTTATCAGGGACACAAACGATAAGCAATAATACCATTACTGCCATTACTCTTGATACAAGCGAAATAGACGAGGGCGTAAACATTGACTTAGCTAACAATAAAATAATAGTTGAAACAGCTGGTTATTATGCTATATCCGGACAAATATGTTGGTCACAGTCTACTGACGCTAAAAATTACAAATCTTACATAGTTAAAAATTCAACTGAAATAATAACAGGCTTTTCTCACGCAAGCGTAACGGGAAGTTACTATATAACATCACCACTTAATACTATTATTTATTTAGCCGCAGGAGATTATGTAAAATTATATTGTAATCAAGTTTCCGGAGGATCTCAAACTGTCGCAGGCGGTTCTAATTATTCTTACTTATCAATTCACAAAATTTAGGTTAGTTATGCTATAATATTAATATATGTCAAATTTTTACAAATCAGCGGGAAGTTATTATACCTCTGATACAAACACAAAGATTCTTAATTTAAATGACTTACAAGGGTTAGCAAAAGCCGGAGGAAAAGAAATATCCGCTCCGACTGCTCCGACTGGTTCACAAGCAATTTCAAACCCTGGTCAAATCCCTAATTATAATGTCACCGCTAATATCGGCGGGACTTTGTATGGAACGCTTAAAGCTCCCTCTAATACGATTAATTCAAATACCCTGAACGCAGGAATTAATAGCGGTAATGTTTCTAGTCAACTTCCAAACTCGAATGATTTAGCCGCTAATCTTTACGCTGATAGAAGTTTATTAGATGCTACTAAACAGCAAACTGATTTACAAAAAACTCTTGACCAAGAAAAAGCCCAGAGAATTAAAGATACTCAAACTCAACTTGACACCGCCCAAGCGAATAAGGATACCCAGATTGCGAACTATGACACTCAAATGAACCCTTTAAAGGATAAAGCAGTCGGTATTTACGATTCAATGCTCAATTCCATTAAGGACACGAATTACAGCGACCTTGTTAAGACTAAACTTGAGTTAACAAATGATATTGTCAATTACTCGAAAATGATGAAAGAGGAGTTAGACGCTTCCGCCGGACAATCCGGTTTACAGTCACTTGCCACAGGGAGGCAGAATGTAATCAAAGAAAACTATACTTCTAAAATAGCAATCGCCCAAGCTTCTCAATCCGCCATTGACGGTAATTTTAACCTTGCGTTCGATATTATGGATAAAGGGGCAAACGCTATTAATAATTTAACCACCGACCGAATTAACTTTATCAATACCGTTAAAGGGTTATTCGATAATAAAATTAACACCTTAACCGCTACTGAAAAACAATTATTAGACCAAGCGCAAACAGACGCACAGACCAAGCTTGATAATCTTCAAAAGAATAAAGACACTATTATGGGGATTATGACTACCAACCCTATCATAGCGAATAAAGCCGGATTATCTTTAACCGATACCCCAGAAGTATTAACTAAAAAGCTTAATGACTTTTATGTAAAGAATCCTCAATACACTCCCGACAACCAAGCCTTTATTAAAAAGGCAATGGAGAAGTATTATGACGCAGGAATTACGATGAATGATCCAATAGCTACTATTCAATCTAAGATACAAAACAGTCAAACTTATCAGAGAGAAAATGGCGGTAAATTTACTATGACTACCGACCCATTGACCGGACAACCGATTGTATTTAATACTTCCACCGGAGCTATTAGTAACGGTTCAGTCCAAATTCCACAATCTAGCCGTTTAGCTTCTGTTAATAATAATCCGGGTAATTTAAGATTCGCCGGACAAGCAGGAGCGACCCAGGGAGAAGGCGGATTTGCTAAATTTGAAACACCCGAAGCAGGCTATCAGGCTTTAATAGCTCAAATACAATTAGACGCTTCCAGAGGATTAACATTAAGCCAGTTTATAAATAAGTACGCTCCACCAAGTGAAAACAATACTGGTTTGTATATTAGTCAGATTTCAAAAGCAACCGGAGCAAATAATAATACCCCTATAAGCCAAATTGATGTAAATATTTTAGCGCAGGCAATGGCTATGAAAGAAAGCGGAACAGTTATAAATACTAAAGCTAATACTGGTAATCCATCAGTTACGGATAATGTTAAAAATTGGGCAATCCAAGTAACTAACGGACAAAGAAAGTTTACCGACATTCCTAAAGAATTACAGACAGAGGTTAACAATTATATGGCTCAAAATGGGTCAATAACCAAAACAGACGCGGAGGCGAACGCTAAACTCCAAGATAAGATTACTCAGATTGATGATTTAATTAAACAGACAAGCAACAGCGGAGCAGTTGGCCCGAATCCATTTGCGCGAACTTCTCTAACATCTTGGTTTACCGGCACAAGACAAGCCTTTGTTGGTTCTATTAAACAGTTACTCTCTAAAGAAACAATAGACACTTTATTAAACCTCAAAAAAGGAGGAGGAACTTTAGGCGCATTATCCGATCAAGAGAGAATAATGTTACAGACAGCCGCCACTAAAATAGGCGGTTGGGAGATGAAAGATAAAAATGGGAATGGTACTGGATTTTATAATGTTCGTGAAAAAGACTTTATCAAAGAATTGGAAAACATTAAATCGTTAGCTAAGAGAGCCGTAGATAATGCCGGAGGTCAGACTGGTATTATTAATACCCTAGAGCAAAACTTAGCGGCTAATCCTGCTAGAGTTGATGAGTACAATAAACTAGTAGCCGACAATCCAAATTTAACCGAAGATGATATTAATCAATTAATGGGCTTTACTCAATAATATGCTTACACCAGAACAGATTAATCAAATAAGAGCTAAGAGCGGTTTAGCTCCGCTTACTCAAACAAATAACGCAAAATCTAGTCTTGTTGGAAAATATGATTACTTGAAACAGCCTACTCAAGAGAAAGGTTTTGTCGATAATGTTAAAGAGTCAGCTTCAAAAAGATTAGGAGATGCTAAGCAAGCTTTAAGCGGTGATGTTAATCCATTATCCGCTGGACTTCAATTTTGGGGAGCAGGCGCGGGAATGATTAATGAGGTAATTGGAGCAGGAATTAATAAAGTTGCGCCTATTATTCCAGAAACAATTGGCAAAGTTGCCAGTAAGGTAATTAATACCGAACCTGCTCAAAAATTTATTTCTTCTTATCAAGATTTTAAAGCTAAACACCCCGAGGCTGCCAAAGACTTAGAATCGGCTACAAATATACTTTCTTTACTACCAACCGGTAAAGCCGTTGAAGTTGGAACTAATGCCGTTAAAACCGGTGCTGAAATTACGGGAAATGTTGTTAAAAGTACACTATCAAATAGCGGTAAGGTTTTAGAGAAAGCCGGAGAAAAGATATTTACTCCGGCAATACCTTTAAGCAAATCAGAAGCCGGGTTAGTCCAAACTTATAGAGCGAAAAACCCTTTGTTACAAAGATTATTTCAGCCTATTGCGGAAAAACCAAGAACAGCAGCTATTACAGCCCTTGATAAAGGTTTTGTTGGGTCAGAGCAAATGATCGGCGTTCAAGCCAATAAAGAAGCTGTCAATTTATGGAAAAACACTATCGCTCCGGCTGTTAGAAGTATTACTCAAAAATATGATATTCAGGGAGCTATTAAATCTATTGAATCTAAAGTAGCCACTATTTCAGAACAATCAAGAAAAAAGTCATTATTAGAGGCAGTACAATCTCTTAAAGAAGATTATAAGGGAGTGTCTAGTATCTCATTTGAAAAAGCGCAAGAAATTAAATCTCAATTAGCTAAGTTTATCCCTGAAAAAGCCTATCAAGGAAAACCTATTGGTAGCTCTTTTAAAGAGGTTCAAAATTTATTAGCTGATGATATACGCCAAAAAACTTATAATGTTTTAAGTGATGTAAATATAAAATCAGACTACCTTGATTATGGTAATCTTTTGAAATTACAAGAGTTCGGACAAAAGGCAATGACAGGAGCTAAGTCAAAGGCTGGTTTTGGTTCATTTATTACAAACCTTTACGATACCGCAACCGTTCCGATCAGAACTGTAATCGGACAAGGGTTAAATAAGGGAGGAAAAATTCTACAAAAGATTAAATAGAATCGATAACAAATCGTACTACAAAAAGGATAAATAAAGCTATTAAAATTGTTTCAATCATATATTATTAGAGGGCGTTAAGCCCTCTTTTATGTTAATTATAGAGCCACACAAGCCCCGTATAGAGGTTTTAGACTAAAAGCAGTACATTATCACATTCTCTCAAAATAAGCCTCATTTTCTTTAATCTTTTTTGTGTAAAAACTAATCTGACGAGCAATAGTATCTTTATCTGATTGAGTTTTAACTTTTGCCAATTTTTTAGACAGCTTCATTAGCTCGATTGAGCTACTGTCTAGGGCTATTAAGCGCATATCTTAAAATCTTTATTTATTATCTTAAACTTATCCGACATAAACATCGCTTCGCATTTATCACATTTGTAGTAAGCATTATAATAGTAAGGCTTGTTTAATTTCTTTTTATTAAAGGGACTTTCTTTAAGATGAATTATACCAGTACATTTAGGACAATCCATTCCGTCTATGTATTCAGTTTTTCTTTTTGTTGGCTCAAATTGAATTTCATTACCGCACATAATACAAGTGGCGATAATTAGATTGTCATTTTTTTCAAACTTCCAATTATTTTCCAGACACTTTCCGCACGGACGCATTGCCATATTTTTTATAATAATTTATTATTTCTTTTAACATCCCTGATTTACTTTTTTTCTCTTTGATTCCGTCAATATATAATAAATCTTCTGGGCAAATTCCAATAGTGCTAGTGTAAATACTTAGTTTAAAATCTCTTGTCTTATGTTTGTTTTGTTTCATACTACTTTAACTACTTGAAGTAGCCCCACACCTACATCCGTTTCCTTCTATGAGCTATTAGTATGATTAGGTAACGTGTTATGGTAGGGGTTTATCAAAACTTGTTTTATTCTCTTAAAAGGTTTTAGTGTAAATGTGTTAATGAACAATCTTTTAGCTCGGCGTTAGGTATCCGTGTGTATAGGGGAAGGGTCTAATTATTTAAAGTCGTTCTCCCTTTATGTGGCACGACTTTTTGTTCTTAAATGGGAGTTGAACCCATAAAATATTTTGTCACCGGACTTAAGTTATAAAAAATAGAGTTCTGGATTAATCAATCCGCCTATCGGAGGGGTCTAGCTTCCAAACAGGCAGATATGGAGATTAGTCCATAACTCTACTTTCAAGACCCCTCTTTATTTTTACTTATTAACAGTATAGCACATTAAAAAAACCTGTCAATACCCTTTATTTATTGATTTTTTTGACTATTTTTGAAGTATGACTATTACTTTAAAAGCTGAAAAACTAAGTTTTCCACCGGAAGGAAAGATATACGAAGTCAATCCGGAGGAAAAAATCCCCCAACTCCACTATGAAAAGGAGGCAGGTAAACTATACCTTGGAGATAGTGTTATTTGGTTAAATACGCTTGAAAATGAGAGTATTGACCTTATTTTTGCCGATCCACCATATAATATTAAAAAAGCTGACTGGGATAACTTTAAATCTCAAGAAGAATACATAAAATGGTCAATGAGTTGGATTGAAGTTTCCTATAAAAAGCTTAAAAAAAATGGCACTTTATACATTTGTGGTTTTTCGGAGATTTTAGCAGATTTAAAGCACCCAGCTTCAAAACTTTTTAAAAGTTGTAAATGGTTAGTTTGGCACTATAAAAATAAAGCCAATATGAGTAGTGATTGGGGAAGATCGCACGAAAGCCTTTTACATCTAAGGAAGTCTAAAGAATTTACTTTTAATGTTGATGATATTCGTATTCCTTATAGTAAACATACTCTTAAATATCCCTCGCACCCACAGGCAGAAACCAGTCAATTTGGAAATGGTAAACAACATATTTGGACTCCGCATCCTAACGGTTCAAAACCAAAAGATGTTATAGAACTTCCAACGACTTGTAACGGATCAGGAGAATCGTCAGTTCACCCCACACAAAAACCAGAGGAATTAGTTAGGAAATTTGTTTTTGTTTCCTCTAATGAAGGTGATTTAGTAGTTGACCCTTTTTCCGGTTCAGGAACAACCGCAGTTGTAGCCGAACAGTTAGGTAGAAAATGGTTAGTTTGCGACAGAGATTTCGAATACAATAAATTGGCAATTCACAGATTAGAGCAAACTTTTTATCGACCAAAAGAATATTGGATTGATTTAGATAGAAAAACTCAACAACGAAGGGAATCTATTAGGTGAGATTAAATGAACTTGTTTCAACTGCTATTGTCAAAGACAATTTTTTAACCATTCAAAAATATATTGACTTCACGCTTAATTATTTAGAGTTTATAGCAGACACTAATAATATTCAAGCAACTATCATTTCTCAAAATGAAAATCATTATCAATTTATTCAATATAAAAAAGACGGTTCGTTTAATGTTACTAGACCTCTTAACTCTAAACTTATGTTGGAACTTGAAGATTTTGATAATTCAACTAAAAGTTTCCTGGAACTAATAGCTAATATTAAAAAGTCAAAACATAATACTCCCGAATTAAGAAAACTGCTTAATAATTTTGTTTACACTATTCAGCAATCTATTGGTTCTGTTTTAGACGCTCTACCGGCTAACCGTTCTAATACCGCTCGAAAGATTAATGGAGATTTGTTTGAAAGACTTATTAGAATTCTTTTGAATGAAATAGGGATTTGTTGTACATCGGGAGTAATTTATATCCCAGTCAAAATAGGTGATGAAGTAGCTTTTAGAATGAGCTATCAACACGACCTTATTATTAAGGACGGAGAAGTTTTAAAGGCTATCGGTTCAGTTAAAACTTCTAGTAAAGACCGGATAGATAAAATTTTTATTGATAAATTTTTATATAGCAAATTGACCGATACTACAATTCCTCACTTTGCGGTTTTCTTAAATGACGTTCAGAGAAAGAATACTAAAACAGAGGGCAAATATGGAATTAACTCAACATTTCTACCCGGGCACTTTAAAGGATATACTATTAAGCTTAATCCTTTAGACGGTGTTTATTATTGTGATATACGACCCAATATGATTACAGAGGCTATATTAAAAGATCATATAAAGACTTTTGATAATCTCTTATTCAAAGATATTTGGGATTTTATTTAATATATATTTTGGAGTTTTATGAATTATCAAGAATTAACTAAGAAGTCTACTGAAAAATCTCAGGAGATTATATTCAAATTGAATTTTGATGAGCTTAAACAGGATTCATTGTTAAATCTATTCCATTATAATTTTTTGGAATATATTAACGAAAAAGTTTGTCAGGTTATTTTAAATCTTTCCTTACAAGATGTTAAGAATAGACCACATTATGATATTCTTTACGGTTATTCTATTAAAGGTCAAAATGATGCTTTCCTCCAATACGCAAGTAAAATTTGTGATGTAGATAATATTTTTAATTTAGTTGCTACTAGTATGGAAACCAGAATGAAACAAATTTATGATTCTGTTCCTAAATAAATAAAGACATTTACTTTCCTAAAGAGCGTGGTATAATAATATATATCACGCTTTTTTTATGGCTAAATCTAAAGCCTACTATCGAAGGATAGCAGACAGACTATATCAAGAAATAGGAAGAAAGAATTATGATAAGTGCTTAGTTTGCGGTAATCCTGTTTCTTGCCTACATCATTACTTCCCAAAATCCTCAGCCGGAAACCTCCGGTATAACTTTTCTAACGGAATACCAGTTTGTCAGGGTTGCCATTTTAGACATCATAACGGCTATCCTGAAATACATAATGCCATTAACTTTATAATGGGTTCTGATTGGTTAAATAAGCTTAGAGAAGAAAAAAAGACTTTCATTAAATGCGATACAATTGGTTATTACCAAGACAAGATTGATGAACTTAAAGAAATATTAGGTAATCCTTAGACAATCTTCCAATCATTTCTAATCGTTTCCAAAGTACCTTAAAATCCCTATAAATATTTTGTATCCGTAATCATTAATAATATACGAGGTATAAAATGGCTAAGACATTATTAGGCGAAATCGCTATCCAGATATTTGGACTTAAAAGGAAAAAATATCAACCACGCCGAAACCCAAGAGATAAAGCTTACGAACAATTTCAATATAAGATGAAAGAAGCAGCGTTCGAGGCTAAAAAAGAGTTCGAGATAGCAAAACTTAAAGCCAAAAGTAAAGGCTGGACTTAAGCGGCGCAACTAAAATGTGCCAGCAATAAAAAGCCCCTTACCATTAAGAATAAGGGGCTGAAAACGAATAGGCCATTAACCATTACGAATTAATGGCTTATTCTTTTAATAGGTCTTGTAGCTTTGGCTTTGAGTGTAGCCAGTAAGACATCTTTATCAAAGAAGATACTATTAGCAAGTTTGAAGTAGCCGGGGATACTATCTTTCGATAAATAAACCCATTTACTACTCTTACCGAGTAATTGAGCAACTTCTTTGACGGTTAGATAGGGAGTGGTCATATAAACCTCTATGCTCCCGAACCACCTTTATTTTGTTTTACAAAGACGCACACCACCAAACCATTATACTACCTATTAAATTTTACCAATAGCAATTTAACAACAAAAGGAGTATTAACAATGCCCGTTTATAATAGAAAACTCAGCAAGGGAATTAAATTTTACTATTCATTCACTTTTAATAGTAGAGTTTACTTCTCGAAATGTATTTATCTCTCTAAAAGAGAAGCCCAACAAGCAGAACGTGAAAGATTCACTCAGCTTGACGAAGAAAGAAGATTTGGCAAGCAGGACAAACCTCTTTACCTAATCGAAGTGATAGAAGATCGGCTTAAATTCTTATCTGTGAAATACAGCAAGAGTCATAAAGACGACAGCAAGTATTATCTTGACCTTTTTTCTGACTTTATAGGGAATAAAGAAATCAGGGATATTACTAGAAAAGAAGTCGAAGAATTTTTGCTTGATTATTCTAATACCTTGCTTAAAAACGGAGTTGATAATTATCAGGTAAACGCTGCGCTAAAATCTATCAAGTCAATGTTCAATTATGTCATTGAGAGTTATGATCTTGTGATTAAAAATCCTTGTAAGAATATCAAACCTTTTTCAGTCAGAAAGAAACTTAAATATATCCCGACTGATGAGGAAATTGAGAAACTTAAAGGTCTGATAAACGACCGCCAAAAGCTCTTGATTAATTTCGTGATGGAAACTGGTTGCCGGATTAATGAAGCTCTCAATTTGGACTTCAAGGACATTAACGACACCTACCTTGTTTTCTATACAAGGAAGTCAAAGAACAGCGATAGAGTACCAAGAAAGGTTCCTATTCCGGATAGCATCAAAGGACTAAAGGGAAAAGGTAAAGTATTCCCAGAATGGACTGAAACGCCTAAGTTTTTAGATAAGGCTTTAAGGGGAGAGAAGTTAAGAGTTTGGGGTTGGCACGCATTGAGACACCGTTACGCTTCATTACTTTCCAAGCAAGGAAAACCTATTTTTGAGATTATGAGCCTATTGGGTCATAGCCAATTAAAGACTACTCAAATCTATCTTCAATTGCTTTCCTGATAAATCTTAGCCATTTCTTAGCGGTGATAAAACCACTTTAAAAATCAAAAAGCCTGTAACTTATTTAGCTACAGGCTTTTATCTTAAGCGGGGCCGACGAGACTCGAACTCGCGACCTCCTGCGTGACAGGCAGGCGTTCTAACCAAACTGAACTACGACCCCGTATGCTAAATCTTTCAAAATTTAACTTTCAAAGATAATATTTATTTTCTCTTTAGGCAAATTTATTTTTATATCTTTTTAACTTTCTTATTAATATTCTTTTAACTATTTTTATTGTATGTGTTCCATTAATTACTGTTTCAAAATCCTGAATTAACTTTCTAAAACGACTATACATGTCAGATACTGAAAATTCGACTTTAAAGTATTTCGAAGAATTTACCGCCAAAGGCCCTCTGAATCCGGAAACATCTTTTTCTGTTTCACTTTGCAGTAATTCTGCCTTGCTTAAAGATCTGAAAACCGAAATTCAGGAATTGAAATTTGACAGTAAATTCATGTTTGTTTTGAAAGAATCTAAGAATACTTTATTTCAAACTGACGAAGACTTGCTTCGATCTTGTCTGAGTTCCCTGTTAAATTGGGTCTCTTTTTTCGTTTCCGGAAATGATAAAATTGAGGTTTCTACCTCAAATACAGATAAAAAGATACTTTTCCGTATAAATATGCCTGAAAAGTTGGTAGGTGATTTAAGGAACTTACTTGATGATCCGAAAAAACTACCTGGCGGTTCTCCGGATAACTTAGTTTACCTTAAAGCATTTTCGAGCTCACTGACTCTTTTAGAGAAGTACTTTGAAATGACTGACAATTTCAATGAGGTAAATAACCATCTCCTTTTGTCTTTACCTCTCAAATTCAGGGAGGGTGATAATAATCACAATAATTAG